CCAGTGGCGTTCTTCTTCTTCGTGCATCTGTCAGTGGTCCTTATCCGGGGTTCGTCTGGTCGTACCGCTCGATCACGACGACGATGTCGCGCGTCGTGGTGGCTGCGGCGCTGTCGGTGGCGGTCACGCGGAACGTGGCCGTGCGCGTCTCGGGCAGGTCGAGGTAGGTCGCCTGGAACTGCGTCCAGCTGTTCGTCGGGTTTATGATGTTGATGGTGTCGCCGCTCACCTTCGTCCAGGCGTAGGTGTAGGGCGCCACGCCGCCGCTCGGCGTGGCATAGGCGACGTCGGTCGTGACGGTCGACTTCGTGCCGGCCGCGTACAGTTCGGTGGGCGCGATGGACACCGAGAACGCCGCGCGCGTGACGGTCACGGACACGTCGAAGGTAGCGGTCGCCGCCGAGCCGTCGGTCACGGTGACGCGGAACGTCGCCGAGCGGGACTCCGAGGCGGCCATGCCGGTGGCCGTGAACGTGGTCGCCGCCGAGCTCGCGCTGTCGGCGGCGATCGAGCCGCCGGTGACCTTCGTCCAGGCGTAGCTGTAGCCGCCCGAGCCGCCGGTCGCCGAGGCGGTGACCGCGTCCGTGGTGATCGAGCTTGCGTCCTGCGTCTTCGTCACCGACGAGGGCGAGGCGGTCACCTGCAGCGCGCTCGTGGTGTTCGTGCAGTCGACCACCACGTCGACGGTGTAGGTGCCGTTGATCGTGCAGCGGAACACGGCCGAGACGGTCGCGCCGGTGGCGACGCCGGTGGCCGAGAACGTGGTCGAGGCCGCCGAGGCGCTGGTGACGCTGATCGAGGTCGAGCCCGACTGCCGCGCCCACGAGTAGGTGGTCGCCGTGTCGCCGACCAGGGAGGCCGTCACCGACGCGGTCGTCAGGCTCGAGCTCGCCGCAGAGGCCGACACGGAGCTCGGGTTTGCGGTCGCGTAGGTGCCCGCCGTGCCCGCCGCCGCGGCCGGCTGGCCGTTGCCCGCGGGCGTGGTGGTCGAGTAGATCACGACGCCGGCCGAGTTGCGGCGCCGCGCGCGGACCCACACGTACACGGTCGTGGTGTTGTTTCGCGGGATGAAAAACGCCGTCGAGGCACCCTCCGCGACCTTCGTGGCGCTCGCGAACGGCGAGGCCGCGGTGTACAGCCACACCTCGTAGACCGTGCCGTCGGGCGTGCCGGAGCCCGGCGTGAACGTCAGCGTGAACCCGCTCGACCCCGAGGTGACGTCGAGGCCCTCGACCGGCGGCAGCGTGTCGGAGTCGCCGGCCGGGGTCTCGGGCGCCGGCACGTACTGGATCCGGTGCGCGGAGAACGAGAGATCAGCATTGGAGATCGCGCTCGGGTCGGCGATGTAGCCGGCGAACGGGCCGAGCAGGAAGTCGTGCCTCTCGACCTCGGTTCCGCTGAGTGCGGTCTTGTAGGCCGGCACAGCCAGGGCGCCGGTGCGCGCGACGAACCGCCCGGACAGGTCGGGCGTCGAGAGCAAGCCGCCGTCGATGAGGCAGAAATACGAGCCCGGGCCGCCCGCCCCGCCGGTGCCGGGGAAGACCCTCAGCACAGGTGCCGCCAGTTTCATCAGGAGCGCGATTTCGACAGAGACATAGGGCTGCGCCGCCGCGCCAAGTCCCGACAAGTTGATGGTTGCGCTCGCGCCGACTCCAAATCCGCGGGAGATGGTGCACAGGCCCGCGCCGCCGGCCGCGCCGGTGCCGCCGCCCTGCTCAAGCTTCGAGCCCTTCCTGACGACCTTCCCGCCCGGGCCGCCGCCGGTGCCGCGCAGGTCGGTCGGCAGGCCCTTCAGCGCATTGCCGACCACTTCGAGCGCCATGTACGGGAACGAGGCGTTAAGCCCGACGGTGGTCGCGGGCGGCTGCGTGACCATGCCCGCTGTGTGCACGGGATACACGACATCCACACCGTCGAGCCCGCGGGAGTTGCCGACCCAGCCCGGCGTCCCGGCGATGACGTTCGTTGCGCTGGTGTTGTCGGCGACGCCGGCGTGACCGCCGCCCGTGCCGATGATCGAGCCGTTAAGCGTGAGGTAACCCTTGACCCGGATCTGCACGTTGCCGGTCAGGTTGACCGTGACGCCCTCGGGGATCGTGAGGTCGCCGTTGTAGTACCAGACCGAGCCCGAGGCCGTCAGGTCGGTCCCGCCGGCCAGCGTGTACGGGCCACCCGAGACCACGCCGCCGCTGATCGTCCAGACCGAGGCGAGGTCGGTGCCGGTCGCGGTGTAGAACGCATCCGGCAGGCTGTTGACCGCCTGCGTCGGCGGCTCGGCGCCCGGGGTCGCCGTGCTGCCGAACAGGCCGAGCGAGACGGCGCCGGTGCGGTGATTGACGGAGACCGACTGCACCTCGAAGGCGCGGTTGATCTCGATCGAAGGCGCCGTAAAGTCGCGCAGGCTGGCGTGTCGGCAGCGCACCACGTCGCCCACTTCGATGCGATTGAGGCTGTGCAGCGCCTCGACCTGCACCCGCACCGGCGGCGAGGTGTAGCGGTCGCGGATGCTGTCGAGCAGTTTGAAGATCAGGCCGTCCGTGTGCCGGCCGCCATATAGCCCTTTGAACTTGAGCTCCAGCACGGTCGAGCGGCCATGCTTGGCGACCGAGTTGGCGTCGATGTAGGTCGTGGTCCGGGTGTACTCCTTCCCGTTCCAGTTCCACAGCACGCGGAAGACATTGTGCAGGGACTCCATGTCGTGCTGCAGCGTGCCGACGCGGACGCTGTTGCGCTCGTCGAGGGTGAGGATGCCGGGCGCGTCGGCGAGCACCCGCGTCATGCGCCGCAGGCCGAGCAAGCCGTCGGCGTAGACCGGCATGTACAGGCCGAGCAGGCGCAGCAGCTCGGTCTCGATGAACGCCTTGCCGTCGGTCTTCGCGAGCCCCTCGAAGCGCAGCACGACGCCGGTGTTGTCGTCGGTGAGGTTCCACAGGTCCGAGCCGACGCCGGTGTAGTCGGAGGTCCGCACCAGGCTGGTCGAGATCCCGAGGTGCCAGGACTCCGGCAGGTTCGCCGAGTCGCCGTAGAGCACGCCGGTGAGCAGTGCGTAAATCAGTTTCGGCCCGGGCAGCTCGAGGTAGACGTACTCCGTGACCTTCTCGCGGCGGGCCGCGGGCGTGGCGCCGTCGGCCACGTAGCGCCCGGCGACCGTGCCGAGCACGCCGCGCGTGCAGCCGGTGAAGCTGGTCGCGGTCGTCCCGGTGTAGCGGACGACCTCCTCCTTGAGCTTCAGGTAGCCGACCGTCGAGCTCGCCGCGTCGCTGTAGCTGGTGCCGTGCTTGACCCGCTCGAAGCCCGCCGTACTGACGACGTTGATCGTCGTGTCGGCCGCCTCGACGGTGGCCGTGATCGTGGTCTCGGCGAGGGTGAAGATGTCCTTTCGCGCGGCGCGCTGGATGTCGTTGCAGTCGACCTGGTAGGCGCCGCGATCGAAGGCCGCCTCCTTGATGATCTGCGTGCCGACGAGGATGAACTCCGCCCACGGCATACCCTCGTAGCCGAGGTAGAAGCGGCAGGTCTTGTCGCGCAGGCCCTCGCCCTCGGCCAGCCGGTCGTAGACGGCCGCGGTGAAGGCGCCGTCCAGGTCGGCCACGGAGAACGAGGCCGCGCCGATCTCCGCGCGCCCCTGGTCGGGGTTCAGCTTCTGCGAGGTGATCGAGGGCTCGATCAGGCAGGCCGGCAGGTGCGTGGCCGGGACGTTGGCGATGTCATCGTGGCTCGACAGGTAGATCGCCGACGTCGCGAATTCGATCTTGACCACGAACCGCGGCGACTTGGCCGCCGATCGGTTGCGGGTCGCGAAGGTCGACGGGTCGAGCTTCATGCCTCGACGACCCGAAAGCCCACCTGGTAGACGTCGTCGGCGCCGCCCGTACCCTCGCCGACCAGGCGCTCATAGGTGACGCTGTCGCCCTCGATCACGCACGAGACGACCTCGGCCACGCGCAGGCGGCCGGTGGTGAAGTCGAGGTCGAGCGAGGCGCCGAGCTCGTAGCGCCACGGCTCGAAGCTGAACGTCTCCCCGCCCTCGCACGAGGCGAGGAACTCCATCACGTCCTCAAGCGTCTGCCGCTCCAGCGGCCCGGTGAACACCTGCCAGGTGCGCTTCGCGTTGTGGAACAGCGTCTCGCGGCGTCCGGCGAGGCTCACCTGCTGATCCTTCGTCGCGACCCGCCCGGGCGTGAGCTCGGCGGCCGAAAAGCTGATCGTGACGGCGTCGCCCGCGGCGTGCAGCCCGCTCAGCTCGCGCGCGGCGGTGAAGGTGACGCGGATCACGCAAGCTCCATCGCCTGGCGGCTGTTGGCGTTGATGAAGACGACGTCGCGGGAGGACACCGCCTCGCGGATCTGCTCAATGATCCAGTTGGCCGTCTCCTGGCTGGAGAAGATGTTGCCGTTGACGACCACCTGGCCGACCGTCTGCTGTTCGGCGGCCTTCTGCACGCCGCCCACGTTGTCGCTCAGGGTCGAGGTGGCCGGCACGCCGCCGCCACCGGCGCCCACGATCGAGCCGTTGCCGCCGAGGTTCGTCTTGCGGATGTTGGCGAGCTGCGCCGCGCCGCGCGCCGCGATCATCGCCGCCGCGGCGAGGTTCGCCGGGTACGGCACCTCGGCCATCGCCTTCATGATCGCGGTCGACGTGCTCCACACCGTCTGCGCGATCGCATACGCCTTGCCGATCTTGCCGAGCGTCCCGCCCTGCTGCACGGCCATCATGGCGAGCTCGTTGCCCATCTCGCCGAGGGTCATGTTCTTCGCCTGCTCGGCCGCAAGCGTCATGTCCTGGTAGGCGAGGATGGATCCCAGGCGCGTCTGCTCGAACGCCTCGATCTTGCCGATCATCGTCTGCGCGTGCGCGTCCTCGATCGCCGCGAGGGCGTCGTTCACCTGCATCGTCTCCAGCACGCGCGGGTCGGTGAACGGGTCGAACTCTGCCGAGCGCAGCGTCTCCCGCGAGAGTTCGAGCTTCGGGGCTTTGCCGGCCTTGCCCGCGGCCGCACCGAATCCGCTCGCCTCGCCCTGCGCGCCGGCGTTGCGGGCCGCAGCCGTCGCGGCGCGCGCCTCCGCGCGGGCGGCGGCCTGGTCGAATATCTGCTGCGCGTTGAGGAAGTCCTGCGCGGCCTGCAGGGCGGCGGCGCCGGCCTTGCGCGCGTTCTGCTCGGCCGTGGCGCTCACGCCGGCGAAGGATCGGCCGAGATCGAGCGCCGCGTCCGAGGCCGAGCGCAGCCGTTCGGCAATGCCGAGGCCCGCGAGGTCGGCGGCCGACGCAAGCACGCCGATCAGGTTGCCAACCGCGTTTGTGATCGCGGCCAGGACGATGGCGACCACCGAGCGCAGCGTCTCGAAGACGCCCGCGAGGCTGTAGATGCCGGCCTCGATCAGCTTGACGGCCGCGGTCACCACCACGCCGAAGGTCTTGCCCGCCGTCGTGGCACCGCCCATGTTCGTCAGCATCCCGGCGAACGCTTCCGTTGCCACGCTGACCGCCGGCGACAGGTTCGCGAGGAACTTCGTGCCGAGGTTCTGCACGATCGTCCCCTGCAGCGCGAGCTCGTCGTTCATCACGCCGATCTTCGCCACGTCGAGGTCGCTGATCGCGGCGCCGGCATTGGTGAGGGCGGTCTCGACGTCGCTCAGTGAATTGGCAGCGTCGGCAAAGAATCCGGCGTTCTCCTTGAACCCCTTGCCGAGCAGGTCCGTGCCGATCTGCGCGCGGACGTTCGCGTTTTCCACCTCGCCGAGCGCCAGGGCGACCCGGCGCATGGCCTCGTCGGTCTTGAGGCCGGACAGTTCCCGCGCCGACAGGCCGAGCTGCTGGAACGCCTCGGCCGCCTGCTTGTTGCCGGCGAGCCCCTGGCCGATCGTGACCTGCAGCTTCGACAGGCCATTTGCCATTGCCTCGGCCGAGCCGCCGGCCTGCGCCGCGGCGACCTGCAGCGTCTGCAGGCCCGAGGCCGAGGCGCCGAGCCGCTGGCTCAGGTCGTTCAGCTGGTCGGCCGCCTGGTTGACCTTCGAGAGGAACGAGGTGATCGCGCCGACGGTGAACGCGCCGGCCAGGATCCCTCCAAACTTCTTGAGGCTGTCCTGCAGGACGTCCGACTTGTCCTTGACGCCGTCGAGATCCTTCTTGACCTTGCCGGCCTCGCGGTTGACCTGCGCGCCGTCGGCGGTGATTTGAACTTTGACGTCTACGTCAGCCACGGGTCTGTTTCTCCAAGCCCTCGAGCATTCGTCGGGTCTCGTCGGGGGTCAGCTTCTTCGGCGGTCGGGGGATGAAGTCGGAGGGTTTCAGCGGCTTCTTGCGCCCGGCCGCATTGGCGACGGTCGAGGCGACGACGCCCATGCGCCAATGCTCGACCTCGCAGCCCCACGGCTCGACGGCGTAGAACGCGCACCAGCGCACGAACTCCGCGGAGCTAATGCGCCCCTGAAGCTCCTCGACTGTCGCGCCGAGCAGGGCGGCGACCCGGTGCCACATGAGCAGCTCCGGGTCGCCCCTCAGTTTTTTGCGGCCTGCTCCTGCGCCTCGGGCATGAGCCCCGACGCTTCGAGGATCGCGGCGGCGATCTTCTCGACCTCGCCGCCGTCGACGTGCGCCAGCTCGAGCACCTGCTCGTCGCTGAACAGCCGCTCGCGGTTGCCGTTGCAGGCGACCAGGCCGACGAGCTCGTGCGCCTGCAGCGGGCTGCCGTCGTGCGCGCGATCGCGGAGCAGCTGCCGCTCCGCGCCCGTGAGCCCGCGCACGTAGAACTCGACGCCGGCGGCCGACACCGGCCGCAAGCTCACCGTCCGCAGCGCGGCGAGCAGGTCGGCGCCCGTTACCATGTGATCGTCGGGGCGGCGCTGAGCTTGAGCGTGACCGTCAGGGTCAGCGGCTCGGTGCCCTCGGCGCTCGCCTCGCCCGGCTCGATCGCCGACACGATGGCGTTGAAGCGGAACTGGGCCGTGCCGGTGTCAGGGAAGACGATCTGGTAGCTGCGCTCGGTCTTCGCGTCGGCGTCGCTGAACAGTACCTGGTGATAGGCCGAGTTGCCCGGATCCCAGGCGAGCTGGAAGCTCACCTCCATCGCCTCGTAGGCGCCGGTCTTCACGACGGGCGCGTTCTGGTCGTGGATGTACACTTCCGCGGTCTTGCGCACCCACTTCGGGGGGGTGATGTTGGTCGCCTGCGGGATCGTGGTGTAGGTGCCCCCGCCCGGCGTGGTCTCGCGCTGGATCAGCGTGCCATCCGACATGATAACGGCCATGTTTAAAACCCTCTCTGGTCAAAGTGAAGATGCGGCGTTACGCCACCAGCGCCGCGAGCTCGGCATTCGACAGCCGGCGCGGGTAGAAACGGACCTTGCGTAGATAGGCGATCGGCTCCGTGCCGGCGGTCGCCGCCGCGCCGAGCCGGAACGTGGTGATCGGCGTCGGCATGGACGCGACCGTGTCGAGCTTGATCGTGTTGCCGGTTTTGATCGTGGCGACGTCGTTCTCGGCCCACGCATGGGCGACGCGCTCGACCACGCCGGGGGTCATCGTGCCGGCGCTCACGTCGGTCTGCTGCACGTTGTCGGTCGTGGTGTTGCCGCGCACGTTGCCGGCGTTCAAATAGATCAGGTGCCGCTGCGTCTCGTCGCCGCCGTCGGCCTGCGCGAGGCGTCGCGTGCTGACGGGATCGGTGGACAGGTACGTCCACGGCACCAGGTACTCGACGAAGATCGTGCCCGCGGTCTCGTTGAACCAGGGCGTGAGCGAGGCGACCGTGCACACGTCCCGCTTGCGCTCGATCGCCACCGTGGTCGTCGGGATGTAGCTTGTGGGGTGCACGCCCTTCTCGAGCTGCGCGCCCCACAGGTACAGGCCCGAGGTGCCGTTTCCGGTGTAGTTGCTGCCGGTCGGGGAGTTGAGCAGGATCACGGCCGTCTGCAGGCCCGCCTGCCCGTCGTTGTTCACGCGGAAGTTGAGCGAGCAGCGATACCAGCCGTTGCCCCACTTCTCGATCTTCGCCTGCGCGTTGTCGAACTGGCCCGAGATGACCGGCGCCACCGAGACGGTGCCCGTGACGAGGTCAAAGTTGGCGCGGGCGCTGTTCGCCGAGCCGCTGCTGCCCTGGCACACGAGCCGCAACGCCGAACGCTCCGCCGCCTTCACGAATACCGAGAAGCAGTACGGCTGCACCTCGGTCGTGCTGCCCTTCGTGTACACCTGGATCGCATAGTGCGATTCCGCGGCCGTCGTATCCTCGATCAGCTTGTCTCCGCTCAGTTCGCCGTCGGGCGCGCGCGCCTGGCTGGGCGTCACCGAGGCGCGGATCTTCGACCAAGAAGCGTTGTCGAACTCCTCCGAGCGCAGCAGGAAGTTATAGCGCGCCGGCTCGATCAGCAGGCCGCGCACCGCGAGCGTGTCGGGGTCGTACTCGACGCGCGGCTCGTTCTCAGCCGCCGTCACCAGCGCGCCCGACGAGTGGCAGTAGGTTGCCGTCCCCACGCGCGCGAAGCCGAGCAGCTGCGAGAAGGATCGGTGGCGGAGCGAAGACATTAGATCGCCGCCTCCGGGTTGCCGTATTCGGTGTGATAGACCGCGCGGAACGTCACGCGCGCCGTGCCAATCTCGACGCTTCCGGCCTGCAGCGTGATGGCGATGCCCGTCGGCACGAGTGGTCGCACGACGTCGCCCAGGGTGCTGCGATTGAGCGCCCGCTCGACGCCGGCGATCAGCGTGTCCATCTCGTCGTCCATGAACGGGCCCTTTACCCGGACCTCGACGACCAGGTCGGCCGTGCGCCGGAACGCGCCCATCGTGTGGCCCTCGATCAGCTCGTCGCCCAGGTACACGAGCAGGATCGGCAGGCTGTCCTCGGCAAGCGGGTACACGCGCGAGACGGCCACGGGCGCGACGCCCGCGAGCAGCTCGGCAGCCGCCAGCCGAATCTGCGTGCGGACGTGGCTCATGCTTCGAGCCCGAGCTCGGACATGCCGAGACCGTCAGGACGGACGGAACGCACGATGAACACCTCGTCGCCGATCGTGAGCGCGACGCCATGATCCACGCCGAGGCGCGTCACGTCGGACGTGCGGGCGGTCAGCATGACGTCGAAGGATTCCACGGGAATATCCCCGACCGGCTGATAGGGCCGGTCGAGGATTCCCTTGAACTGTCCGCGCGGCGAGACCACCGCAACGCCGCCGAGCCCCTCGATCAGCGCCAGGCGGTCTGCGTCGGACTCGAACATCAGTCGATGTACTTCGGCCGCGAGACCAGCGCCACCGACATCAGCGACGGGCCGGTGACGATCGTGCCGACGTAGCGGACGAACTTCTTCGCGAACGAGCCGGAATCCAAGACGAGCTTCTGGATGTTCGGGTCGTCGTTCGAGGTCGTCACCTGCGTGAACGTCGCGCCGGTGACGTCGACCGGGTTCGTGCCGCCGGCGTCGTCGCAGACCTGCAGCTTGCCGTCGAGCGTGCCGGTGATCGCCGCCGTGTACTGGATGAACACGAGGTCGCCCTCGTACTTCGTGATATCAATTCCGGCGCTCGTGGCCGCGGAGGTATTGGCCGCGCTCACGGGCTTGATGACACTGACGACTTCTGCCGCCTTGCCGCTATTTCCGAGCATTTCGCTTTCCTTTCGGTTTGGGCGCCACTTCGGCCGGAGCCGCTGGCTCCTCGACAACGACGGGCGCGGGTTTTTCGACGCGGACGGCCTTCAGTGAATGCACGGCTTCCGCCGCCACCCACGCAGGCACCTCCACAACTGCACCGACCGGCAGCACCTTCTTCTCGAAGAAGAATGCCCGCCGGACTTCGATCCACTGGGTTTGCATAGGGGAAGCCGCGCTCCCGGCGACAAGCGCCGAGCCTGCCGCCGAGAGCACGGGGGCCATTAGGCCGAGACCGCCGTCGAGACGCTGAACGACTGGCCGCGACGCAGCGCGATGTCCACGGTGTACATCGCGCGGATGCCGACGATGCCCGCCTGGAAGTTGGCGTATGGGTTGGCCTCAATCGCCAGAACGCCCCACTCGCCGATAATGAGGTCGGCCCAGTTGCCGAACAGCATGTAGCCGGCCTCAAGCTGATTCGACGTGAAGGCCGGGAGGCCGCACACGCTCGCGTTCAGGATGTTGCCGTCCCACACCGGGGTGTCGGTGGAGGCGAAGCGCGGGTAGTTCGACAGCAGCCCCGCCACGGTCGGGGTCGTCACGTAGGCCAGCGAACCCTGCAGCGCATTCGACGCCGCGAGGTCGGTCTGGAACTCAAGCAACTTCTTGTACGTGTCCGTGCCGATGCTGGTGCAGGTGACCGAGCCGACGTTGGCCGAACCGACGATGCCCTGCGGCTCGCCCGAACCGCCCGCACCGTGCAGAGCCGCCTTGTCCACCGCGATCGCCGTGACCGCCGCGAGGTCGGCCATGACGATGCCCTCGGCATCCGGGGACGACTGGAGCAGCAGCAGACGGCTGATCTCCGAGTAGGCGCCGACCGTCTTCGGGGTCAGGGGCACCTGCACGATGGTCTGCACGCTGTCGGTGATCTGCGTCGTCTCCGCGGCCAGCCAGTAGGCGGTCGCAGCGGCGCTGTGCTTCGGGATGTTCACGTTGCCGACGAGGCCCGAGAGGCGGGTCGCACCGGCGCGGAACGCCACGGAGTTGTTGCGCAGCAGCTCGATGAATCCCTGGTTGCTGGTCTCGACCAGGTAGCCGCCGCCCGACGCCGCGACGGAGAGGTCGTTCGCGCGGGTCGCCGCCGGCCGGCGCTGCACTTCGAGCGGCACGTAGAACGTGTTCTCGTTCACCGGCCCAGTGACGCGCTTGGCGATCACCTTGTGTGCCTCGAATTCGAGGCCCGCCTTCGACCAGTTCTTGTCGAGCACGGCGCGCACGGCCCTGAACATGCTGTAGCGTTCGGTCTCCTTGCGGGACATGCCGATCGCGGCGACCGAGGTCTCCGGGTTGCGGCTGCCGCGCTCGGCGAGCACGTCGAGGATCTTGCGGCCCACCTCGTCGATGTTGGTGCCTTCGCTCACCCAGGCGTCGCGCTCGGCGGCCGGGACCTTGTGCTGCTCGGCGAGCCGGTGGATCGTCTGGATCCGCAGGCGCTCGATCGAGGCGGAATCGCGAACCTCGGCGCTCGCGCCCGCCGTGGCGGTGACCTGGTCAGTCATTGCAGTCTCCTCGGCGGTGATCGCCGTGTCTATGGAACGAATTGAACAATCGAACTCTTGGGCATCCGAGCGACCGACGCCGACCGTCGGATCTGCCGGAACTGTGACGATGGACGCCTCGTAGGGCTCCCAGTCGGTGACGCGGAACTCGCCCGTCTTGCGGTCCTCGACCGCGTCGTGGATGCGGTAGCCGACCGAGACGTTGCGCAGGCCGCCGGCGACCCATGCCGCCACTTCCTGCGCGCGGCCCGTGTCGAACAGGTGGGCATTCACCACGAGCTTGCCGTCGCGCACGTCGCCGGACTCGACCATCCCGACCGGGTCGTCCCAGTTGTGGTTCACGAGCAGCGGCATGGCGCCGCGGGTCAGCCGATCCATGCGGATCGCGCCTCGGTCGTGCGAGAGGATCTCCAGGCCGAACATGCGCTCGACCGGCTGCTCGCTCGATAGCGAGAACGTCAGCTCGGCGGCCCCTGACGCGCGCGTCTCGATCGCGCACATCTCGGCCTCCCGCGTCTGTAGCGGGATCTTCCGGTTCTCCGTCATCGGTTATTTCCTCAGTTGCAGCACGCGAGCGGGAGGCTCGGCGTCGTTTTCGGACTCGTCTTCGTCCTGGCTCTCGACAGGCGCGGGCGCCGCCATCGGCCGCGGCGCGGGCTCGTCCTTCACCTCGTAGTTTTCCGGCGAGGTGTCGAAGGTGAGGTCGTGCACGTCCATCTCGTCGAGCTCGCGGCGGCGCTGCTGCAGGACGGTCTCGAGGTCGCGCCCGCCGCCGGTCTCGGCGATCACGTCGGCGACCGTCGTGAACCCGGAGATCACGGCCTGCCGGTACGCCTCGACCTCCTTCGTCGGGTCGACCCACGACCAGCCGCGCGGCTTGAAGCTCACCGCCTCGAACTTGGAGGGGTCCGCCGCGTACTCAGCCACCGACACTCCGGGGACGGCACGCGCCAGAACGGCCTGCCGCAGGAATTCCCGGTGCAGTCGTTCGCGGAAACAGCGGATGAACCACTGTTGAAGGGCTCGCCAGGTGTCGCGGTCCTCGAGCAGCGCGAGGCGCGAGCTCGAGTAGTTCGACTGGCTGTAATCGCGCGAGAGGCTCTCGTAGGAGGTGCCGACGCCGGCCGCCATCTCGCGCAGCATGTAGCGCAGGAACGGGTCGAGCGCCGAGTTCGGCCGGTTCGGGTTGACGAAGTTGAGCTTCTCGCCCGGGCGCAGCTTCTCGATCATGCCCGGCTCGAGCGGCAACTGGTAACTGCCGTCCTCCTGCTCCTCGCCGAGGGCTGCGGTTTCCTCGTCGGTCTCGATCGTGCCGAAGTACATCGAGGCGGCCCGCGCCGCGACGATCTCGGCTTCGGTGTACCCGTCGATGTCCGCGAGCTTGCGGATGACAGCGTGCATCCACGGCTCGCCGCGCACCTGCGGCCAGCGGTCGATGAGGCGCAGGTGGACGATCTGCTCGGCGGGCACCCGCTCGACGCGGTCGGTCGAGTTCGTGTCGACGCGCAGCTCGCCCGGGTGCAGTCGGCGGATCCAGTACGCCTGCGGCCGGTAGAAGTCGTCCACCTCGACCGCGTGAATCACCTTGTTGCCGGCTGCCAGCGGGCCGGGCTCGGCGTAGTCGTCCGCCAGGCGCTCGGGCTCGATCAGTTCCAATCCAAGCGGCACGGCGGAATCGCCGAACGGCCGGTAGTGCAGGCGGATGAACACCTCGCCCGCCTCGAACACCTGGCCCACCGCCTGGCGCTCGATGTCGGCGAAATGCAGCTGCCCGCCCGTGTGGCAGCGATCGGCCCGCGACCACTGCCAGAACGCCGTCTCGATCGCGTCATTGACCGACGCGCGCAGGTTGTCGCGCGAGGCGCGCACCTCGGCCTGCATCCCGATGCCGGTGCCGATGACGTTCTCGACGACGATCTTTTTCGCGCGCTTGGCATAGGCCGAATCGCGCACCAGCTGCCGCGAACGGCTGCGCAGCGGCTGCAGGGAAAGGTGCAATTCTGCGTTCGCGCTGCTGTTCGTTGCGCCGAAGCCGACGTGCAGCCGCGAACCGCGCGCGCCACTGTAGAGACGCTGCGAGACCTTGCCCTTGCCTGCGCCGGTCGCGGCCCGCCAGATGCGAGTAAAGATATTAGGCACGGTCGCTTTCCTCGAAAGTCTGCAGGTACTTCACTGCCCGCAGAAGTGCGTCGGCGCTGTCGCCGAGTGCTCCAATTCCGCTGTTGCAGGTGTTGCACAACCAGCCGCGAAACTTTCCTGTGTCGTGGCAATGGTCGAGATCAAGAGATCGGCCTCCGCGTGGCGGCTTCCCGCAGATTTCGCACACGCTTGGTTCCGCTCTGGTCGGCTCTGGCAATCCCCGCCTTTCCGAGGCCAGATGGCGGCCAGCACGGGGCCGACGGTTCGTTCCAGGGTGCGACGGTTGCGCTCCACCGCCTCGGCCACCGCCTCCGGGCTCGGGCCTCTCGGTTGCGCTCCGGACGCGCGCACCTCTTGGTGCAAGCGCGTTCCGGTAGCGCGATCCGATCCTTCCCTTCCTTCCTTCCGATCCTTCCGATCCCCCGGTAGCGTTCCGGTAGCGTTCCGGTAGCGTTCCGGTAGTAAGTTATCCACAGGCTTCGCGTAGCGCGTCGGGGTCGGCTTAAGTGAACGCACGAAATGCACGAAGCCGCACGGATCGTGCAATCCGTGCACCGCATACAGCGCACGAAATGCACGAGACCCCTTTAGGGGTCGTGCAATTCGTGCGTGCGCTCGTGCAGACGTCAGGCGAACCCTACCTATTTTGACGGGCTGTCAGACCTACGCACGGTCGAACCTTACGTACAGCCGGCGCGGATTGCCGAGGCCGGCGGCGATCCGCTCGGCCGCCTCCTCCGAGCGCGCCTCCGCCTTCCAGCGGTCGTACTCGACGAGCAGGTCGGCCCGCCGCCAGCGCGACAGGGAACGCCCGCCGAGCGAGTAGCTCGCGGCCGTCAGGTTCATCGGGTCGCGCAGGTACGTCTCGATCATCTCGAGCACGACCCGCGCGGTGGTGCGGTGGTCGACGTTGCCGGCCGCCGCTGGGTTCGGCAGCACCTCGAGCCAGCCCTCGCCGACCGTCTTGCGCACCGAGTCGGCGACGCGGGTGGCCACCAGGCGCCAGCGATAGCGGCCCGGCCGATAGCCAGCCGAGGTCGCCGCGGCCACCGTGGCGGCGTGCTCGCTCCCCGACTGCACGCCGGAGACGCTGAAGTTCTGGCCCGCATTCTCGAAATACCACGCGGTCGTCCAGGTCGGCGCCGGGTAGTCGGCGAGCGAACCCGTCCACTCCCAGGTATCGCCGGCGACCAGTGTCTCGGGAACTTGCGTCACGTTCTCACCATCGGTTGATCCATCCGTTCGGGCGTCGTGGCGCCACCATCCGCGGCGGTCGACGCAGGTCTTGCGGCGCCGGCTCCTCCACCTCGCGCGGCGGCAGCGACGGCGCCGGCTCGGCGTGCGCCCGCTCGCCCCGCCT